CATACCAATCTTTTCAATCCAGCCCAGTTTCTTTAGCGAAGTTATCATAGACCCCCATACATTGTGGTGGTGGGGGTCGGACATACCTTGTGCCCTGCAATATGCACAGATGCTACCGCCCTCTACATAACGATTTTTAGCTAAATAATTAGCGGCGTTAGTGTAGTATTCCTCCTTCCAGCCCTCATCGGCATTTACGTACGCGCGTTCTATCTCCGAGGCGATAAACTTGTGGCGGTTTTCCGTACCGTGAACATCGCTCATCGGCGGGGCTTTCGGACTTCAACTCCATCAAGTTCTTCTATATTCTCGCTGAGAACACCCGTCGCGCCATTCCACCCGCTACGATACCCCTGCTCAAATAATTGTTTCATGAGTTTGCCGTGTTTTATTTGCATACCCTTTAGAGTGTCGTAATCACCAGAGAAATTTTCTTCTATGTAGTCCAGAAGTTTGCCCCACTCGTCGTTGATGGCTTCGTCGATATCAAATTCTTCAGTCATTCACAGTCTCCATATGATTTGCCAACACCTGATTCACAATCAACCGGCAGGCCGTCGGCCCAGTCAGGTACTTCCCGCATACATGCCTCTATGTAGCTCCGTGCCTCTGCCACCTCGTCGTCTGGTACGCAGCACACAATCGAGTCATGCACGGTCAGCACGACCTTGTACCGCCTTGATACCCCTATCATTTGGTGCCCAATAATACACCGGGCGAGTGCTTGGCACACGTTCTCTACGACCTTGCCGCCGTATATGCGGATGCGCCCCTTCCGGGTTTTGTAGTCGAACTCATAGCCCCTGTCGGTCTGTGTTGCCTCCAAGTCGCTGTATCTCATAAGTAAACCAGACGGCAGCTCAAGCGCAGTCTTATCTATGTTTACTGTTAACAAGTTATTGCGTCCGAACGGTACCGCCTCTTCACGGGACAGGTTTGTAATCGTATCCTGCGCGTCTTTCCATAGCTGGTTTATCTTGTCGTTCGTGCTTCTGTAGATATTGATTACCCTTCGGGCCTCATCCAGCCCCATATCGAAACCGAAACTCTTTAACTGCTCTGTGAAACGTACTGCCCCCATGCCGTAGCCCGCACCGAGGATGGTAGTCTTCCCTACAAAACGCTGGTCCTTATCAACATCTTCTTCCGGCACGCCGTATATACGGGACGCCATCTTCTTGTAGACATCCTCACCCTTGGCAAACGCATCAACAAGGTCATCCTGTTCAGCAAGCCACGCCAGAACACGCGCCTCTATCTGGGCGGAATCGGCTTCGATAAGGGAGTGCCCCTCGGGAGCTATGATACTACGCTTTAACTTCTTACCCGCAGCGCCTCTGCTCGGTAGGTTCTGGAGATTAATCTTGTCGTCCCCGCCCCACCTACCAGTATGAGCGGCGTAGTATTTAACCGGTACAGGGAGCAGCCCCCGTTTTGCTATATCGATAAACCGCTGCGTACGTGTCTCTTCCAAAGTGCTTTTGTTGCCTAGTCTCGCGGCCATCAGGCTCTGCACGTCGGGGTTTTCGTGCTCCGCTAGTTTATTGAACTCTACATCCGACTTGGCAAACGCGAACGCCTTCCCGCCAGTGACGGGACTTACCTTCATAGGGGGCTTTACCCCGAACCCTTCGAGCAACTTAGCAAACTTGGGGTTGCTCATAATATCTTTTTTATCCGCGCGGGCGTCGCCTAGTAACTCATCCTTGTGGTCACGCGTTTCTATGAGATGCTGTTCGAGCAAGCCAAGATCTAGGTCCAGCGTAGGCTCTATAAACATACGTAGCGTCAAGTCTATCAGCTTTAATTCCTCTTTCGGGAAGCCGAGGACTAGAACCTCGAACAGATCGTAGGTAAGGTTGGCGTCGTTTATACAATAATCCCCGTACCTTGAGAGTTCTTCAGGGGTGAAATCCTCTCTGTGCTTGCCCAGCGCGTTAGTTACTTCTGTGCCTTTGACCCCAAGAGAGTATCTTTCGGCGAGCGCTTTAAGGCTCCCGCTAGCTTCCACGCCGTCCACAGCACGGGATATACACAGAGTGTCAGTATATATCCGAGGACTAATACCAAAAACCCAAGAAGCAATAGCCCCATCGAACATAGTATTATGGGCAACAAACATAGCATCGCCCCAATTATATGTATGCAGGTATTCCCTAATTTCTTGGTGTGTACCACTGGCCCACTCCGCTTCGCCGCTATTAACTTTGACCGATACCCCTATTACTTGGAACCGGTAGTCACGTATGTACTCCTCTGTCGTCAGCTTCGACAAGGAGTACTCCTTGTCGTAGTAAGTCTCGAAGTCTATCGTTATGAGGTCCACTCGTTACTCCCCCCCGCAAGCTAGCTCACCGCCGCACGCCAGATAACCGCAGCCGTCTACCCAGTTGTCGAGGTTCTGCTCATTACCGCGCACCCGGGCGAGTTTTAGCAGGGTCATCATGACCGCCACATCAATGGCGGTTACATCCGTGCCAAGGTGTGTGGACCAATACAAAGCAATCGTGGTGAAGTTATCTTCCATATCACCGTGTTGTGTAGCTCTGTCCACGGTTACGTATTCTTCAGCGGTACGGAGAATTTCGGCCCGTTTCGACTTACTGTCAGGGGGGCCAAAAACAACATGCTCGCCAAAAGGTAGCTCCAGTTGTTCGCTCATCGTTTATCCTTCGGCATTAGCCAGTCATACTTATCTACTTCAGCGTGACATTCCGGGCAAGCGAGGGCAGACCACCCGAAGTGTGAGACGTGTGTGTCCTTCCCGCATTCCGGGCAGTAAATGTCCTTGCCCTTTTTCCCCCCATGAGTCCATTTCGGCACACGTTTAAACTTCCGGGGGTTGGTCACGAACTCCGGTTCCACGACGTTGTCGTCTGGCTTGTTCCTGCCTCTACCTAGTAAAAAATCTAAAAACTTCATCGTTCCATCTCCATTATTTCTATTTCATAACCAAGGACGGCCAGCATCACCTCGAAATTAGACAGCGATACGCCACCCCCCGTTTCGACCCTTTGAACTGTATTGCGGTGCAGACCACTTCGATCCGCGAGCTGGCATATTGTCATGTTCTGTTCACACCTGATGTCGCGGATGATTGTATTTGTTTTCATTTTAACTGTGTGTAGCCCCACGAAGTAATTCTCCTACGTTGTGCATGTTCTCCTCGTTAACAACCAGATCAAACCCACTGGCGTTTCGTATATCCCGTAAGTTTTTCTCTTGTAGGGCAGTGGGTTCGTTCTTACCTGCCTTACACTCGATACCAAAAAACATACCCCGATAGCACCCGACTATATCGGGTACCCCGCTCTTACCGTAGCCGCCGGTAGCGGGGAAAAAATAGTAGGCTTCTAATTCTTTAAGCTGTTTGACCACGATCTTCTTGACCTTGGATTCTGGTGTTGTTGCCACCTTACTTCTCCCCCTACATGAGTTCTGTCTCGTAGCTCTATGGTAACTGGCATCAACCGGAGGGCCGAAGCCCCCCGGCGTGTGTTAGTCCAGTGACTAACTTTTAAGGGTGTACCACCCAAAAGGTATTTTTATCGATGCGTCTCCCTATACTGGCTACACTTACGGTGGGCGGTCTCCAATCCGTCACCATCAAAACAGCCAGCCTCTCTTGCAGCCATTTTGGTAGCTCATCGGCTGAAGCATACACACCATCCACACCCGAGTCAACCCTATCTATACCAATACATGCTACTTCGATAGTATTTGTATTCGTACCTAGACAAACTCGGTATAACTTGTCATCGGGTAAATTATTGAACAACATAGAACATCGTGTCCGTTACCTTAAAGCCCACACCGTCCACCCAATGCTTCACCTCACACATCTGGAGCACGGCTAACTTACCCCTGATATCGGGATCTAACGTGTCCTCGACAAAGGTGCCTTTTGCCTCCCATTCTACCACCCACCTAGATATATTTTCGGTGTGGGCTACCGCAAACAGAGTGTCCCCCGTTGTTGGCGACGACTCTACACTCACCATAGATACACGGGCAGAACGCTCCTGCTCCTGCTCTGTCTTCTCCCTGCGCACGGATAACAACTCCTCAACCTGTGCGCCAAATTCGGGGTTAACAAATTTGTACCCCGTACTAACGAGTACTTGTAGCTCGGCCAGCAGAACATCAACATTGGCAGTCATCTTTCCGCGTTCGCTGCCGTCGTGACAAACGACCTGCCGCGCGGAACGGAACCTATCGCGTAACAGTCCGTCGCTGGCCCCCCAATTATCCCGGGCTTTGCGCTCTTCGATTGGTGCAAGCTCCAGCGGTCCGTAGTCGCGCAGATACTTCTTGGCTTGGCGCTCTGCGACATCCAGATTTTTTGACATGGTCATAAAGAAGTGGTCGGTATCCTCGCTATATTTATGGTTTCTTACCCTACGGGAACTTACCACAAAGGAGTCCTCCCCCCCGGCCTTTCGGTAGTTGCCGTACCCTACCCACCCCATAACCATGGGCTTGTGCTTGTGGTAGACATAGCAACTCTCACTCCCCTCCGGGTTCGCTAGCCGCCCTGACGGTCCGCGATGTCTCCGGGAGACCGAACACAGGGGGTATACCTCCTTTATTTTATCGATTAGCTGTTGCAGGGGGGGAGCAAAAGGCGTCGTATGTTCCCCGAGTAATTCTGCTTCGGCTACTCCTGCCGTGGTGACATGTTCGTAATACATAACTCAGTACCCCCTACTGTTGTTGACCAGACCGAACATCCTGTTTGCCCAGCTATTATACTTCGCGCGGAACCTGCGATTATCCTCTGCTGTTTCAACCCCTTTTATGTTTGCCCCTACCAGAAAGTTAGCGGCGAGGTGGATACGTAGTGGATGGTTATAATCCTTAATAATCTGTAACGCAAGGGGGGCGGTAAAACCGAATCTGCCATCCGCATCCTTTCCGACTTGGTATCGTTCGACCCCCGCTTCCCGTAATTCCTTATCTAGGCGGTTCATATACTGCCAGTCATGTACAGGGAGCATGTTCCCCACACTACACACCCACTCCAAGAAACAAGTCAGGTCGCCCTTGAGTGCAGCCTTCCTGTCCTTGTCAACATACGATCTGTCCGCTGGCCACTCAGGCCCATCAAATACCCAGACCCTGTCAGGGCGGCTAGTGAACCGCACCTTGTAATCGGTTTGGTCCCCTCTACCACGGGGGCGCGGCAGGTAGTGACCGCCCACTGTGTGCTGCCCCGATTGTCCGACATTAAAATATAGTCCCCCCGGGAGGTATCTACGCAGGAAATTGTATCTGGTAGTGTCGTAATCCGTGGTCGCACCGCGCACCGTCACCGTCTCAACGCCGTGATTGTGACGCCATGTTATTGGTGCAGCTATTTCCCGTCCTGAATACATAGGTAAACGTGTTATCGACCCTGAAGATGCCATGTCGTGCAACGCATACTCGTGGTCACTTATCTTGGCGATACGCTCATACCTCCGTCGCCTGTCGCTTATGGGTCGGATATCCTGCTCACGGGAGCAGTTCACACTAACTAGGGGCCGGATTTCGTTGTAGCGTGCTTCAACATCTTTGAATGTAAATAGCCTCATGGTCTTTCTCCTTTAAGTTAGGGAATCCCTAACATTTGTTTAGCCGTTCTTGATTTTCTTATATGCAGCGCGTAACTCCCTTATTACCTCCTCTGCGGCGTAGAAGCCCATAGGGGTGTCGGTGTCAACATTGCGCTTGGTTTCGTCTATCAGGTAGTCCGCTGACTGGCCTAACCACATATCCATTATCCTCTCGGCTTTTTCATACTCCATAACTTATCCTCCTCTAGGGTTTGTAAAATAGATGCTTGCCAATCTGGACAGTCATCCGCATGGTGTGGCCCCATTTCGGGGACACCTCGGTGGTGTGGTAGTGAGTGGCACCCTCTGACACGTCGACACGCCCGGCATCTTGGATACCAGTTGCCCCAGCGATAGCGGCCACCCGCATAGCAGTCTGCCATGCCTTGTAGTCGTGTATGGTTTCCGGCTTGCCGTCGCAAAAGAAACTGAATTGGCACCTGTGCTTGATCGGGTGACCGGACCTGTACACTGGCCCCTGCTGTATAACTTCGCACACGGTGTCAGGATAATGCTTGCTGGCGACACGGTTGGATATGACGTGGGCTATGGCTAGCTGCCCCGCTACAGGCTGATTCCTAGCCTCGAAGTAGATAGCCATAGCCATACAAGTTATGACAGATAACATTATAAATCTCCCCGGAAGTTGACGTTACAAGACATCAAACAGTAGTAGCAAAAGGAGCAGGAAATCCAACATCACAAGTCCCTCGACTTCACATGTACTGCTGTGCCTACGTCTGGCTTGGCGTTCTTGTTGTCGATGATCACCCATAGCACCGGGCAATCCCACTTACCCCATGAACCACCAAGGTATCCATCGGTGATAACAATTGCTGCCTGTGCGTTGATGTTATGCTTGGCCATGTACGCGGGCACACACTCGACATTGGTGCCGCCCCCACCCTTGGGTTTGGTGGACTTGATAAAGTCATCGAGTTCGTGCTGCTCGTACTTCTCATCAGAAGATACTTGCGTGTCCCAGTACAGCATCCGCACCCAGCTAGGGTGTACGGTATCGAACATCTGCTTCGCCTCGGTAAGAATGACAGATTGCTCACGCTGACCAATGGAAACAGACATATCACCAGCAATTACAACACCCTCGACACTCTCGGATACACCGCTCGGCATGTAGATACCCGCCGCTATGTATCGCCTGTTGGGACGTTTCCATGTGGAGTAGTCATTGCCCGAGCACGTCGTTGATATAAACTCGCGCATAACCTCGCGCCAATCCACTTGCGGCTGTAGTAATTCAACTAGGGAACGATCCCCCCCGCTGCCCATCTTACCAGCAATCAACGCGCCCTGCCGTATTGCCTCATCAATATCCCGCGCAAGCTCGCGCTGTTCGGTATCGGTGAGTTCCTGCGCCCCCTCCCAATCATGCTCGTCGAAGCCGCCGGGGGAATCACCCTCACCCCCGCCTTCACCTCCACCCTCCTCCTGCTCCTGTTTAAGGGTGTTGAATACCGCAGCGGAATCCCATTCATGAAACCGCCAATCCAGCAAGGCACCCTCGGGCAGCACCGCGAAGCCATCCTTGTTGTCGGTAACAATCTTAGAATTTATAACGTAGTCACATGCTCGGTTTGCAAGCTGCGGATCTCCCTTATATAGATGCAGCCACGTGGTGAGGTGTCGGTAGAGCTTATGATAGTTCTCGTGCAGCACAAGCCCCCGTAACTCAGGGTCCGATAAATTCTCAACGAACGCCCTGCCGTACATCTCATCACGACCATTGGTACATGCTGTGGGTATATCGTCGCGTACCGTCCGCTCCCCGATCATCAGCACGCCAGCCAGCGCGATATACTTGGGGCTGCTCATTATATCAACAACGGCCTTGCTTACCCGCTGCTCTATGGTGAGTTGTTTACCTAATGCTAGCATTGTCATTCTCCTGTTGGGGGTGAGGCGCTATGCCCCACCCCGTGTTAGTCCCCGGACTAACTACTTCTTATCCGCTGCGAACATGTAGTTGTTCTCCATGGCCCACTCGGTGAACTTCCGGTTGGTCATAACAAGTGACTGCTTGGAGTATTTGGGCGCACGTACCCCGTTGGCAAACATGCCCTGCGCTTCCTTGTCGAGGCGCGGCATGTAGTCCATCCATGCATCCACCCAAGTCTTATCCAGACCTGCCAGCGTGCGGTACACCACCATGCACACAGCCGACGCGCTATCAGGCACCTTGGCATTAAGGGGATCGTCCTTGATACTTTCGAGCGAGGGAAGCTGGTCCGCCAACTTGACGAAAGCCATCAAATCCATAGCCCCCCTGTCCCCAATCGTACCCATGAGCATACCTGTCAGGGTCTGATCGTCTATCAGGTGTTGTATTTTGAGGACATCCGACGCTGCTTCCAACGATCTGTTCGTGACAAACGCGGCTCGTCCTGTTGCTCGTGGGTGGTGAATCCACGGGTTTTCTTCTGGGTCTTTAACATCCTCAAAACTCGCAAAGAGCTGCGGGTTATCTTTACACCAGCCAAGTACACGCGCGTCGATCCCATTGTTAATCCCCCATTCAATAAATTCCATGTTGTCAGACTTACGCATGGTGACGACAGTCATGCGGTTGCGTGCGTGCGCCGGGAGTATGTCGCCAACCCCCTCGGCACCCAAGTTAGTGGTAGCAAATATGATGCTATCAGGATGCAGGGTGCGGCTACCGATCTTGCGTTCGAGCATGAGGCGCAGCATCGCCAGCTTAACAGCCGGGTTAGCCTTGCCGTACTCGTCCACCATTAGAACAATCGGCGTGTCGAGATGTATACCTAGCTCTTCGTTGGTCAGGTAGGTAACGTAGCCTGTGCCATCCCCCATCTTGGCGATGTTCGGTATTGTAATGTCGCCAAGGTCTTTAGTGGTGCAGTCGAAATACACCGGGGTATGTGTGGGCAGATCGGCGGCTAACATCTTTAGTAGCGATGACTTGCCCGATCCCATGTGGCCCTGAACAAGCACGGTGCGCTTGTGGCCGATGGCTTTGATAGCCTCGGCAGTCTGGTCTATCGATAGTGCGTACATCTGTTGTGCGGTTGACATCTTCATTCTCCTGTTTGTTAGGGAATCCCTAACTTGTTATGGTGTGACTATCCACGTAACCAGCGGAAAGTCCCCCGTCGGTTACCAACGTCCGTTGGCTGGTATATGTGGGAAGAACAGACACTCGCCCGTTACCCATGTTCGGTTCTCAAAGTAGGTGCGTTCGCCACACCCGCTAAGTATTTCCAGCACCCCAAGTGCGAGAAGTGCACTCAGGGCAAGGAGCACGAGGACACCTGTGAGTCGTCCCATCTTACACGTCCAGCGAGGGTAGCGCGGCGATGATCCGGTCGATGTTCTGCTTGGTCTCGTCTCGCGTGAAGGTATCCTCGCGCAGCACCTCGGGGGTTATGCCATACATGGCATCCGACAACCTGTCCTTCATCGCGGTCATCTGACTGTCCCCCGTGATATTACACACGCTCAGTAGCTCCACCATATCCGACACGTTACCAACCAGAGTGTCCTTGAACTTCTCCGTACTGCCATCGGCTTTGTAAGAGAGTTGCGCGGACATGCGGACGAGCACCTTGTGCAAACGTGTCCACACGTCGTTCATTGCGTTGGCGATGTTGCGTTCGTAATACTCATCGCAACTTGCTTTGATCTCGGCGGTGGCTTCGTTGCCTATATCAACCCTGAAATCACCGCTCTTGGGGATGGGTGTATAGGACAACTGGAACCGGAACTTGCGCTCAAGCTCGGGGAGTGTCGGGTAATCAGCGGGGTTATACAGCCCGCCCAGCCTAGCTTGTGCTGTACTCTTTCTCCACTCATACACACCCGTGAACGCATTGACCAAGCCCCAGAACTCCGCCTCCGCTGCCGTCATGGTCTGGTGGTACTTGAAATACTGCGCTGTTGGCAACAAGCGCAGCCCATCATCTCCCCACGGCATTGTCAGGGATGTGTGCAGGTTACGAACGAGGCCCGCGTACTTATGGACGGCAACAAGCTCCGGGCAATTCCCCAGCAGGTTCTTCCTCACGCTGGCTGTGCCGGTTTCGGCGTGGTTGCTGGCTGTGATCTCGGCGGATGCCTTCTTGTCCCCACGACGCCCCATCCACTGACCGAGGCTAAAACTTGCGTGCATCGCGGCGGACGTGATGTCGGTGTTTACTACGGGTGCATTTTTTAGAACATTAGTTAGGGATTCCCTAACATCGTTACTGGTGGGCATAGCTGCGCTGCCGCCGGGATTCCCGTCGGTCTGTGGTGTGTCGTAGTACTGCGTATCCATGACTTAACTCCTGTTGCTGTTGATAGGATATCTACCAACTATATAGAGTATAGCAGATATACCTATCCATGTCAAGTGCTGTGAAAACGTATTGGTACGTGGTTAAACTCTGTATGTTCTGTAATGTTCTGTAATGTTCTACCATGGGCACCTGCAAGCCATTGAAATGCTTGAAATGTTCTAATGTTATTTTTTTAAAAAAATTGGAGAGTTCCTTTTCCACTTTCCGGTTTGGGTCGGGGAGATAATACGCGCCAGCCCAAAGCTGAAACAAATCCTTTATAATATTCCAAAAAGAGAACATTATAACTACTACTAAGAATAACTATATATAACTATGTATTGATAGGTATATACCACTACTGCCTACTACAGGTGATTACATTTAGCCACGTATGCATAATGTTCTTATACAAACGAACATTATGGAACATTACGAACATTACCATGTCACCACTAGATATATGTTGCTACTACTCGCTACAGGTGCTCACGTTTAACCGCAAAAATATGGAACATTAGGTAATATTCCCCTCGTGACGGCTCGCCGCTACTGAAATAACTGGTTTCGGGGGGGTGAAGTTAGGGAATCCCTAACACGCGACTGTTATGTCAGGCTGCCCGACGAATTGATCGTGCTGTTATGTCAGGCTGTGCCCGGTGGCTCGCCGCTGCTGGAACAACTGGTTTCATGTGCGGGTGTTCTGCTGGTGGGATCATCGACGGCTCGCCGCTGCTGGAACAACTGGTTTCAGGGGTGGAGTTAGGGAATCCCTAACTTCTTGGGACGCGGGCACAAAAAAAGGGCCAACCCCGGAGGGCTGGCCCAAGATGTTAGTAGGTGTTATTTGGCGGAGCGGTCGACTATGGCTGCCAACGCCGTATTCAAGAGGTTAACCACTTTTTCAATGTCGACCTTGCCCATAGTTTCGGAAATTTGTAGTATCTTGATTGCATTGTTTACACTTTCCACAACTCGTGTCTGATCTGGTTTAACAATTGTCGTTTCCGGTTCAACCTTGGCGGCGTC